CGTCTAAAATATTAAGATAAATGAAAATACAAACAAATACCGATAGTTCTTTCCCTAACCAGGTTGTTAGCGACGAAGTAAAAGCTAGTTACGATTACGGCTTACAAGTCTCTAGAGCTATTGAACAAGAGTGGTTCAATCAAGGAAGAGGTAATGGTAATAGATACTTAAATAATTGGAATAGATTTCACTCATTACGGTTATACGCGAGAGGAGAGCAATCAATACAAAAGTACAAAGATGAGTTGTCTATAAATGGCGATTTGTCTTATCTTAATTTAGATTGGAAACCAATACCAGTTATATCAAAATTTGTTGATATTGTTGTAAATGGAATGTCAAATAAAACTTATGAAATAAGTGCATTTGCTCAAGATCCTTTTTCTGTTAAAAGTAGAACTGATTATGCCGCAGCTGTTGAGAGAGACATGAATACTAAAGAAGCTCTACAAAACATACAGCAAAACCTAGGCATGGACTTTTCTATGACAGGTGACTTAGAGGCTTTACCTCAAAGTAAAGAAGAGCTTGATATACATATGCAGATGACTTATAAGCAGAACGTGGAGATAGCTGAAGAAGAGGTTATAAACAATGTTCTTTCATTCAACAAGTACAATGAGACGAAAAAACGTTTAGCACACGATTTAACAACTATAGGTATTGGAGCTGTTAAAACATCATTTAATAAGTCAGAGGGTATAGTTACTGATTATGTTGATCCCGCTAATATGATCTATTCATATACAGAAGACCCAAACTTTGAAGATATATATTATGTAGGTGAAGTAAAGTCTATATCATTAGCAGAGCTTAAAAAACAATTTCCATCACTATCAGCATCAGAGTTAGAAAAAATACAAGATATGCCCGGTAATTCTCAGTATGTAACAAACTGGGGTAATTACGATGAAAATACTATTCAAGTTTTATACTTTGAATACAAAACATATTCAGATCAAGTATTTAAAATAAAAAAAACAGACCAAGGATTAGAAAAGACGTTAGAAAAACCTGATACGTTTAATCCTCCAGTTAACGATAACTTTGAAAGAATATCTAGAACAATAGAGGTATTATACACTGGCGCAAAAGTATTAGGTACAAATATAATGCTAGAGTGGAAGTTGGCTGAAAATATGACTAGACCAACAGCTGATACTACAAAAGTAATGATGAATTACTGTATATCAGCACCTAGAATGTATAAGGGGCGTATAGAGTCTATAGTTAGTAAAATTACTAGCTTTGCTGATATGATACAGATAACACATCTTAAATTACAACAAGTAATGTCTAGAATAGTACCAGATGGTGTGTTTTTAGATATGGATGGTTTAGCGGAAGTTGACCTTGGTAATGGTACGACATACAATCCAGCTGAAGCATTAAACATGTATTTTCAAACAGGTTCTGTTGTAGGTAGATCACTTACGCAAGACGGTGAATTAAATAGAGGTAAAGTACCTGTGCAGGAATTATCATCTTCAAGTGGTCAAGCAAAAATACAAAGTTTAATTGGTACATATCAATACTACTTACAAATGATAAGGGACGTGACCGGATTAAACGAAGCTAGAGATGGTAGCGCTCCAAATAAAGATTCATTGCTAGGTTTGCAAAAAATGGCTGCTAACGCTTCTAATATTGCAACTAAGCATGTATTAGATTCTTTGTTATACTTAACAGTTAGAACTTGTGAAAATATAAGTTTAAAAGTAGCTGATGTTATTGAAAACCCTTTAACTGAAAATGCTTTGACAAACGCTATAAGCACGTTTAATACAAAAACTCTAGAAGAATTAATTAATTTGCAGCTTCATGATTTTGGTATCTACTTAGAACTAGAACCAGAGGATGAGGAAAAAGCTTTATTAGAACAAAACATACAAGTTGCTTTACAAACACAAGCAATTGCTTTATCTGACGCTATAGATATTAGAGATATCAAGAACATAAAGCTAGCTAATCAGTTCTTAAAGATGAGACAAAGTCAAAAAATAAAAAGAGAACAAGAACAGCAACAAGCTAATATTCAAGCGCAAGCACAAGCAAATGCAGAGTCTGCAGAAAAAGCTGCTATGGCTGAAGTACAAAAACAACAAGCACTCACTCAAGAGAAGGTAAGCATAGAGCAAGCTAAGTCACAGTTTGAAATACAAAGAATGCAAACTGAAGCTCAAATAAAAAGAGAGTTGATGGCTGAAGAGTTTAATTATCAGCTTCAATTAGCTAAAGCTCAAGCTGATGTTCAAAAGCAGAAAGAAGCTGCTACAGAAGATAGAAAAGATAAAAGAGTTAGAATACAAGGAACACAACAATCAGAGTTAATAAATCAAAGACAAAATGATTTGCTACCTACGGATTTTGAATCTGCTGGTAATGATAATCTAGGTGGTTTTGGACTAGAACAGTTCGAGCCTAGGTGATACTAAACAATTATTTAATTATATTATATTATGTCAGAAGTAAAACAAGAAGGGGATTTTAAAATTAAATCCAAGAAAACAAGTCCTAAAAAATTAGGCAATCAATCTAACGAGCCTATAAAGGTTAACATAGATGAAGTAAAAGAGCCAGTAGCTGAAGAAGTTGCTAAGGTAGTAATACCGGAAGTTAAAGAAGATGTAGCTGAAGAACCTGTTGTAGTTGTTAACGATACACCAGAAGTTGAACAAGAAGATGGTATTATAGAAATTGTAGACGAAGAACCTACTCAAGAGGCTAAAGAAGTTATTCAACAACAATCTCAGCCAGTAGCGGAACAAAGAGTACTACCTGAAAACATAGATAAACTTGTTACTTTTATGGAAGAGACAGGTGGATCAGTAGAAGACTACGTTAGATTAAACGCAGACTACTCAAGTGTTGATGACAAAACACTATTAAAAGAATATTACAAACAAACAAAACCTTATCTAGAATCAGATGACGTTAGCCTACTATTAGAAGACTACGATTATGATGAAGACATAGATGAGGAAAGAGATATACGCAAAAAGAAAATTGCGTTTAAAGAAGAAGTTGGAAAAGCTAAAAGCTTTTTGGAAAAAACCAAGAGTAAATATTACGACGAAATCAAGTTGAGACCCGGCGTTACTCAGGAACAACAAAAAGCAACAGAGTTTTTCAACCGATATCAAGAAGATCAGAAGATAGCTGAGCAACAGCACTCGGACTTTAAATCAAAAACAAATGATTACTTTACTAATGAATTCAAAGGTTTTGACTTCAATGTAGGTAAAAAGAAGTTTAGATATGGTTTACAAGATCCTAATAAAGTTGCAGAGAACCAATCAAGCATTAACAATTTCGTAGGAAAGTTTCTTGACGAAAGCGGTAATATAAAAGATACGAAAGGTTATCACAAGGCTATTTACATCGCTTCAAATGCTGACAAGATTATTAATCATTTTTATGAACAAGGAAGAACAGATGCTACTAAAGAAATAGTTAGCAATTCTAAAAATCCAAGTACAGAGCCAAGGCAAACTAGCTCTAGTGAGTTTGTAAACGGAATAAAAGTTAAGTCAATAAGCGGTTATGATTCTTCTAAACTTAGAATTAAAACAAAAAAATTTAACTAAAAAAATTAAAAAATTATGGCAAATGTAAGCCCAGCGTTTGGAAGCTTAATCCCAACGCAAAAAAAGCAAGCCTTAGAAGGCAATTATTTAAACTTTACTGATGGAACGAATGATTTCGCACAACAGTACTTACCAGAAATCTATGAAGCTGAAGTAGAGCGTTATGGAAATAGAACCTTAGGTGGTTTCTTAAGAATGGTAGGAGCTGAAATGCCAATGACTTCTGATCAAGTAGTATGGTCTGAGCAAAATAGATTACACATTTCTTATGAGAATGTAACAGCCGCTGTAGTTGGAGCTGTTGGAGCTAAAGTATCTACTTTAACTATTCCTGTTGGTGGATCTGGAGCAACTCTTATTGAGAATGTTGTATCTCCTGGTTCTACAATCGTAGTAATGAATCCAGCAACTGGAGCAGAATTAAACTGTTACGTTGTTGCATCTGGTGCAACTCCTGGTAGCCCTTTAGCAGCTGGTGAGTTAACTGTAGCACCTTATACTCAAGAAGCATTAGACCAAAACGCAGGAACTGATGTTGATTTAGTAACTGGTGCACCAAATCTTAAAATCTTTGTATATGGATCTGAATACGGAAAAGGAACTGGAGATGCTAACAGAATTTCTGTAACACCTTCTTTCACTCAGTATTCTAACTCTCCTATTATCATAAAAGACAAGTATGCAATCAACGGATCTGACACTGCTCAGATTGGATGGGTTGAAGTAGCTACTGAGTCTGGTCAAGGAGGTTTCTTATGGTATTTAAAAGCTGAATCTGAAACAAGATTACGTTTTGAAGACTACTTAGAAATGTCTATGGTAGAAGGTGAATTAAAATCTGGAAGTTCAACTACAACTGCTAAAGGTACTGAAGGTCTTTTTGCCGCTGTTAAAAGCCGTGGAAATGTATTAGTAGACTTTACTGCAGCAACTGGTTTAGCTCAGTTTGATTCAATTCTTAAAAACTTAGATACTCAAGGAGCTATCGAAGAAAACATGTTATTCTTAGATAGAGAAACTTCTCTAGATTTTGATGATA